TATTTATTAGATATTTCATCTAAATCCTTTATTAATTTGTCATACGCTGTTATAGGTTTATTACTTTCTTTGTCGTAATCAACTGTTGCAATTGCTGCACCAAGCCTTGTTTCTAAATATTCATTTACTTTTGCATCTGCTTCTTCTTGATATCCGTTATAAGCATCATTAGATATTACGTCATCTTGTTCTTGTTTATTTTTTATTGCTATTTGTGCAAGTTGTTTTTGTGCATTACCTACTCGTTGTATATCGTCAGCAACACCTGTATCCCTTACAGGCTCAATATTTGTAGCAGAAAATAATGGTGCTTGACCAACATCTAAATCTACTGTAGGTGTTTGTTGTAAAGGTACTGTTGCCATATTTATTCTTTACCAAATAAACCGTAGCCTTTGTTAGCTGCAAAATCACCAGCACCAGTTAATAACGTGCTTAAATTATTTAACATTGGACTAACACCAGATGCACTTGCAAAAAGATTATCCGCAGATACACCTAACATATCACCTCGTATATCAGCTTGTACTCCTCTTGTTCTCATTTGATTTACAGCTTTAACCTTATTAGCATTCATTGTTAATTTATCTATTTCTCTCATAATTTTGCTGGAAGCAAAAACATTTGCAGTACTACCAACACCCATTTGTATACCTCTAGCAGCAAAACTTGTTCTAGCAGTTCCTTCCTTTAATCCAGCAGCCATTGTTTTTGTCATGGCTTGCCTGTTATATGCTCTTCCTATTTGTTGTGCTTGGCTTTCTAACATATCAGCATTAATTTCTGCCATATCCTGTTGATGCTCAATAGATAAACCTTGACTTTTTAATTTATATCTTTCGTAACTAGCAGCAGCTTTATTGGCTATAAAACCTTGAACTATGCCGCCAATTGACATAGCACCGCCAAAATTTTGCCATTGATTAGCTGTTATTGCCATAAGCCCAACACTTCTTTATTTTTATATTATATAAACAGTTTATCTGTTTACGGTCACACTACCCACCTATTGCAACTTCTAAAGTAATACCAACAACTGTTAAAGGTAATGGATCTATTTGCCTAATAAATATTTGTCCATAATCTTGCCAAGATGGAGTAAGCATAACTTTTATATCTTCTGTTTTTAATGATGGTGGTGACCCATATGGTTCTGTTGTTCTTTGTTTTGCTTCAACTAATTTAGTTTGTGTAGGGCCAACAAATATACCAGAACTTTCAAATACACGCAGCCATGCATGATTTATATTTTTAACACGACCTTGACCACCTGCTTCTGCTTTGAGCATTAATGGTAATGTTTGCAAATCGCATACATAAGGTAAACCAATATGTACAACACTAGCTGCACGATTTAATACAATACCGCCATTAGAATCTACAACAATTGAAGGATGTGTAGCACCATCAGCCAATATGCTTACTGTTTTGCCTATTAAATGATTTAAGCCTACTAAAGTTTTTTCTGCAATTTCGTAAGAAGTTATAGCTGTATTTTGTAAACTGCTTGGCAAATCTTTATCTAGTTTTACAGTTGCAGTATGATTATCTGAAATTACTGTAATGTCGCATCTATAAGTTTCTGTGCCATCTACTATAACTATTGCATCATTCAAATCTGTAGTAAGACCATTACCACCAAATTTAAATTGAGGTATAGAAGCTGGAAATTCTAAAGTAACTAAACTTCCTTTTGTATAATTACCACTGCTGGTAATTGTTACTGTTCGTGCTGTATTAGTGTTTGTACCGTTATATGTCAAACCACTGTCTACAAAAAAACTATCTCGTTGCGTAGCATATTTTCTTGTTCCCATACGTTCTATATATCTTTTTGTAGCACCATTAATAGTTCTTTTTATAACGCAATACACAGCATCTATACTGTTTTCAGCAACAGCCGTAACGCTTTCAAAGACACCATCTGTATCATGTTGATGCCATGCTCCAACTTGTTGTTCTGGAACGTATGTAAGACCTAATAATTTACCTTCTGTATTTGTCATCCATACAATAGGTGTCGGTGCTTTAGCTAACGTCATATCTGTTATGTCAAAACCATCAAACAAATGTGCTGCTCTAATAGATAAATCTCCTGTTATAAAACCATTAGATTGCCAGTTATATCCTAGTTCTCTTGCGTGACCACCACGACTAGCAATATATACCATGCTGTTATTAACAATTACTGGTTGTGTGTCATTAGCACCAATGTATGATTGTGGTTTTACCGATACAGACGTTGGTGTTATTGCATCACTGTTAATAGAAGTTACCCTCCATTCAGCAGCTTCTGTCATAAATAACAATTGAGTTAGCGGTACTATATGTTTTATTCTGTTTGCTTCACGAGCAGCAACTTTAAATTTTATACGATCATCATCTCGTATTGGTATTTTGAAAGACATATCACTTTCTGTACCTGATCTAGTCATAAATATGGTTTGTGGTTCATTGTTTGTACCAGCAAAAACTCTACGTTGTTCAAAATAAGAAACAGCAGAAGGAAAATTGTTAGCACCTGAAAATGTAGTTTCGAATCTTGGTGGTGTTACAGAAAAATCTGGGGCAACGTTATTATCTACAACTTGATGTACATATCCAATCGTACAATTTGCATTTGTATTGTTACCTTCATTTGTAGCTGTATCATATGTAAATTCACTGCTGCTAGTTCTTGTAATAATAAATTTTCCACTATTTAAAGTACCATCTACTTTTACTACGTTTACAGTATCACCAGTTTCAAAACCATGATCTGCTTTTGTTATTGTGACCGTATTATTAGATGTTGTAGAAGTATATGTAGCAGCAATTTGAGCAGTGCTACTATGTTCTATTTCTCCGATAAAACCATACAATCCAGCTTGATTTTTAAAAACTCTGTATCTTGATGCGCCTGTAACTGCATCCCATATAATAGTATTCTTAGCACCAGTAACAAATATATTAGTAGAAACAGTCGTAGAATCTGATTGTACACTTTCTTGTACTCCATCATCAGCCATTGCTGTAACTACATATGTATGTTGTTCAAAAGTATCTGCATTAGTACTGCTAGATGAAGGAAGATATGCACTAACAGAAACATTAGTTGGTGCTGTAACTGATGGTGTAAAATTTATATCAATAAATTGCCAGTTTGTTGCGCCATATCTTCTTAATTCTGCTGGTTCGTGATTAGGATGTACTAACGTCATTACGTCAGACGATTGCACAAATTTTATATCAAACAATTCTGCTTCTAAATATGGAGACGGTACTTCGTATGTCATGTCAGATGGCAAAGCATACCAATTTGTAGAGTTTGGTGGTGTGCTATTACTATGTACTGTTTTAGCGTAATAATTTACACCGTTATATAAAGCTATATCTCCTACAGAATAATTAGTACTGTTACTCCATGCTGCCCCAGCTGAATATTGTATTGTTGAACCATTAGTGTGAAATCTAAAATATTGATTACCTACTTCAATAGCCATTGTTTGCGACACGTTAAACCTAAATGGTATTAATCTTGTTTTTTTTGTTGAATCTTTTACTTCTTTTACAAAAGCAAATCCTGATCTATTCATTGCTGGGCCTTGTGGTTTAGCAATAAAATTAAGCATTTTAGCTGCACCTTGTTGATATTTAGCATCATCAATACGACCTAGCATTTCTGGTGATATTTCACCACTAGAAAATGATTTTAAAAACGTGCGTGTAATTGGCATAAATTATCTCCCAGAAGTCCAAGGTACAATATGCTCTACTGTTATATCTCTATGTAAATTGTCTTGTTGTTTTGCAGTTGCAAAATATCTAGCCATCATTTCTGTACATCGTTTTGCTTCTGCCATTCCTTGATCTCCTTTAATTACTGGCCCTGCCAACATAGCTGCTAATTGCCATGACAAAGTAACAACAAACAACGGAGAAAATTTTGTTGAATCAGTAATTAATGCTTGATATCTTAACATTGCGTTTTCTTGATTTGTATAGATATAACTTCCCTCTACTACAAACTGTTGTGGTGTATAGTGTCCAGCTAATATTGTTGGAGAATAATTAGATGTAATACCACCCGGTGTATCTCCCGAAGACATTCTTGTAGCGTAATCGTTTTGTGCTGTCGGAGATATTATTGCAACAGGTGTCATCATGTCAGCAGGTGCTGCGTATGCATATTCCCATTGATCAACTGTATTTATAACAGTTGGCATAGTTGATCGTTTAGATGCAAAATTCCAAGTATGTGATTCTAATAAAGTATTTCTAGCTATTGGATAAAACCTTGCAGCTTGTTCTGCCTGTGCTGATCCTTCTGGTGGTTTTATCGAAGCAATAGTTGCATCATCGCCTAAATGTGCCAAGGCAAGGTTGCAAATATCTATTTCAGTTGCCATTACATCTCCTATAAAAAAGGGAGGTTAGCAGTATTACTACTAGCCCTCCTGTAAAAAATTAAGAAGACCAATGCCTATCTATTAGCTGCTTCAAGTTGTGAAATTAAAGTATCTTTTGTTTGTCTTCTATCAAGTTCAATACCGATAGTACGACCATAAACTTCAAGTTCTGCTTTAGTCATCAATTCTAAATTAGTAGTCTTAACTTTAGTTTCCACAGGTGTAGTAGACGCTACAGGTGTTTCAGGTTCAGACCCACTAACTAATTCAAGATGCTTGCAAAATTCTCCGTTATACTCAAATTCTTCGTCAGGTTCTCTTAAAGATTGCCCTACGAAACACTTAATTTTTGCTCTGTAAATAGGCATAGGTTACTCCTTCTTAAGTTACGGTAAAGCCAGAAGCGTAGTACTTCTGTCCGTCACCTATTGTTTCTACTACATCAGCAGTAACTTTACCAGCGTTCATAGTACCA